TGCACCAGAATATGTGCCAATGTCTGGCAAATTAGTATATCTTGAAAATTTATCGCCTGTAAATAGAAACATAAATCAAACAGAAGATATCAAGTTAGTATTAGAACTATAATTCAATTTAAGGCTTTTAAAATATGTCATTAAAGATCTTTTCTCAAGCACCATACTATGATGATTATGATGAGGCAAAAAGATACCTTCGCGTATTGTTTAGACCTGCTGTTTCTTTACAAGTAAGGGAATTAAATCAGCTTCAAACATACTTGCAAACTCAGGTAGAGCGTGTAGGCTTGCACTTGTTTAAAGAAGGTTCGATGGTCATTCCAGGTCAATCTTCTGTTGATACAAACGTAACTTATATAAAGATCGAAAATGAAACTAATGGCGTAGATATTAACACTATAGCTGAGGAATTAATTGGTTCTACCATAACTGGACAAACTTCTGGAGTTACTGCTAGGGTTACAACTGTAACTCTTGAAGAACCGAATGAAGATAATCCGTCAATCACGGATGCTATAACACTGTTTGTAAGATATACATCCTCAGGCGACGACAATGAAACAAAAACGTTTGTTGCTGGAGAGTTATTAGTTGCAGATGCAGCTACTACTACAACTCTAGTAGAAAGAACAGTACAAATAAAATCTGGTTCAGGAGTACTTGGTAAAGGTACTATTGCATCTATTCAAAATGGTATCTACTTCGTAAAAGGTCAATTTGCTCTTGTTACAGATCAAACATTAGTAATTTCCAAATATAGTAACACACCAAGCTTCAGAATTGGTTTAGATATCGACGAAAATATCGTTGACTCTAATGATGATAGCACTTTAGCAGATAATGCTAATGGAGTTCCAAACCAAAATGCTCCTGGTGCACACCGATATCAAATAATCTTAACGCTAACTAAGTTAGCTCCTGATTCAATACTTGATGACACATTCATCGAACTTATTAGAATTACTGATGGCGTATTACAGTCAAGAGTTACAGAGACTGACTATTCTATCCTAGCAAAGACTTTAGCTAGACGTACATATGACGAATCTGGTCATTACACAGTTTCTCCATTTAAAGTTGCAGTTCGTGAACACCGCAACAATGATAGAGGAGCGTGGAGTGGTCCAGGTACAACCTATCAACTTGGTGATATAGTTACATCTGGTGGTAATTACTTTGTGGCTCTTAAAGCTGGTTTATCAGGAGCCATTGAGCCATCAACATTATTTGATGCCACTGATCCATATCAGAATTTAAACGATGGTATCATTGATTGGAACTATACACAAAATCCTCCGTTTAATAGGGGTTATTTGACAGCTGAAAACGGCGGTGATGAATCTGCTATTGCTGTTGCCATTGAACCTGGAAAAGCATATGTTCAAGGTTATGAAGTTGAAAAAATTGCAACTGAATATGTAAAAGTATCTAAAGCAAGAACATTTGATCGTATATCAAATGACGCTATACCTGTATCATACGGCAATTACGTTTATGTTTCAAATGTTTTGGGATTACCAGATTGTTCAACTTTCCCTCAGGTTGATTTACACAATCAATTAACTCCAAGTTCTAATCCTCAAACAGCTGGAGCTGGAACAAAGGTTGGTACAGCCAGACTTCGTGGATGGGAATTCCATTCAGGTACTCCTGGAACATCAACTGGTGTTTATAAAGCATACATCTTTGATGTTAAGATGGAAAGCGGATACACATTTGATCGAGATGTTAAACAAATTTTCTACGATAGCGGTACGACTAAGACTAATATTGCAGCCGATGTTTATGGTAAGTATACTACGCTTTCGGGCTTTATATCTGCTTCGACTACTACAATCACTGGTTCTTCTGGAACTGCATTCACCACACAATTAAAAGTTGATGATTATATTAGGACGGTGAATTCTACTGGAGCATTTGAATTCCGCAGAGTTACTGCGATCACAGATAATGACACACTTACTATAGATTCAGCATTCAGCGGTACAGTATCGGGCGCAGTTTATTCAAGAGTTGGAGCTGAGATTAATGAACCAGGCGGTTTACCGTTAATATTCCCTCTCGCGTATTCGTTTATTAGAAATACTCGTGGTGGTACTGGAGATAATGAACAGGCAACTACTTATACTACAACACAACGATTTGATGCATCTACTGGTTCAGGTCAAACATCATTAACGTTCTCAGTGGGTTCCGCAACAAGTCCAACGACTATTGGTTCAGAATTTAACCCCGCTGCAACTTCTACTGATTATATTTTGGTCAATAGAACAGATGGTACTATTGAATCTCCAAGCGGTATAACACTTCAAAATAATGGTGTAGACGTACTAGTTAGTGGATTAACAGCTAGTAAAGCATATAGCTTATTAGCTCCTGTTCGTAAAGCTGGTTCTCCAGCACAAGAAAAGAAAAAGACTTTAATTGATAACGCAACAGCAGATTTTACAACGTTAGCTTCTGTAACACCATTGACATTATCATTAGGTAAAGCTGATGGTTATAGAATAGTTACTATAAGGATGGCTGAAGATTTCACAGCTGCATCATCTAATCCAGCAACGACGACTGACATCACATCTTGGTTTACTTTTGATAATGGTCAACGTGATACTCATTACGATGTTGCTACTATAAAACGTAAAGAAGGTTATCCAGTTCCAAGTGGAGCTGTTCGTGTAATATTTGATTATTTTGATCACAGCATTGGTACTGCTGGCGATTACTTCACAGTTAATTCATATAGCGGCGAAGTTCCATACAACAAGATCCCATATTACATCTCTTCAACAGGTGTAGTAGCTTTATCTGATGTCATGGATTTCCGCCCTCGTATCGGAGACGGTGGAGTGTTATTCTCTGGTACTGGTGCTTCACAAACAGAAATTCCTAAAATCGGTTTCGAAACTTCTGCAAGTTATTCATATTACTTGCCTCGCTCAGACAAATTAGCATTGAATATAGATGGTGCATTCTTCTCGGTTGATGGAGTTGCAAGTTTATCTCCAGAAGAACCAAAAGATCCAAGCTTAGGCATGTTAATTGCTAAGTTACATATATCAGCTTATACATTATTCCCATCTCAAGGTTCTGTTCAAATCGAAACTATCGATACTAAACGCTATACCATGAGAGACATCGGTAAACTTGATAAACGTATTGAAAACTTAGAATACTACACAGCATTATCGCTGTTAGAGCAAGAAACAAAATCATTGACAATCCAAGATGAGTTAGGACTCGATCGTTTCAAGAACGGCTTTATTGTTGATAGCTTTAAAGGTTCTGACCTTGGAGACACCGCATCTGTAGACTATCGTTGTTCTATCGATATGACTGCACAAGAGTTGCGACCATTCTATACTATGGATAACGTCAACTTATTAGAAACAAACCAATCTGATCTAGCACGCGATGCAGATGGATATGCTTTGACTGGTGATATTATCACATTACCATATACAGAGAGAGAATTGGTAAGACAACAGTTTGCATCTCGCACAGAGAATGTAAACCCATTTGCTATCTTTACTTTCTTGGGAAGTATGTCATTAAATCCTCCTTCAGACGAATGGTTTGAAGTTGATCGTAGACCAGATATTGTAAACAACATCGAAGGTAATTTTACCGCAGTACAAACTGCTCTTGAAGCAACTGGTGCATTAGGTACAGTTTGGGGTGCATGGGAAACCAATTGGGTTGGTCAAACACGAAACATAGATCGTTTAGTCGTAACACGAGGATTCGATAGCCGTGATTATGGACTTGGAGCCGCTCGTTGGTCAGATCGCCGCACATTCACTCAAGCTGAATTACAAGCTATTGGTGGAGACGCAACATCATTTGGTAATGCTGCAGCTGGTGCACGTGTTTTAACATTCCAAACTCAAGCGACAACAGTTGGTCAATCTCGTACAGGTATTCAAACATCTGTTACACCAAAAATTGATTATCAAGTTCTTGAAGATAGAGTATTACAATCGGCACTAATACCATATATTAGATCTAGAGATTTATTATTTGTTTGTAAAGGCTTGAAGCCAAATACTAAATTATTCCCGTTCTTTGATGATACAGACATCTCTTTATTCGTAACTCCTGCAACTAAAGTGAATTTAGCTTTAACTGCTGGAACTACGGATCAGTTTAATAGTGAAACCAACGTTGGTGGTGCAGCAGAAGAATTTGCTAGACAAGTAGATGGTAAAGCAGAGGTTTCATACAACAAGGGTGACGTTGTTTTCGTTAAACAGCGCGGAGCTACAACATATAATACTCAAGCGGTTTCTCCAGGAACTGGTATAGCTGTATTAGTTGAAAAAAGTACTGGAGACCCACAAACCGAAGCCGTTTATTTGATGAACATTAAAGGTTCTTTCCAAGATGGTGACATCATAAGAGGTTCTATTTCTGGAACAGAATACGAAATTGATGGAAGCGTAGTAGTAGCCACAGAAGCTGATGATGTTATAACAAACTTCAACGGCTCAGTTGCTGGTGTATTTAAGATACCTAATACTGATTCAATTCGTTTTAGAACTGGTATTAGAGAATTTAAATTATCTGACAGTAGCACAGGATCTTTAGATTTCACTACACAAGGTCGTGCTCAATACCGTGCACAAGGTATCTTAGAGACTAAACAAAAAACTATTAACGCCGTTAGAAATGCAGAGATTGCAACTCAACAGGTTTCTGAATCTCAAATTACAGAAGTTTATTCAGACGAACGTTTAACTCGTGATACCGGATGGTACGATCCATTAGCACAAACTTTCTTAGTACAATCGACCGGTGGTGCATTTATTACCAGCGTTGATGTATTCTTTGCAACAAAAGATATTGGCATTCCAGTAACTCTTCAAATTCGCGAAGTGGTAAACGGTTATCCTGGTCAACGCGTGTTGCCGTTCTCGAGAGTGACGTTAACACCAGATAAAATTAACCTTGATCCGAATATCGGTTCTGAACCTACAACGTTTAGATTTGAATCTCCTGTGTACTTACAAGACCTTACAGAATATTGTATCGTGTTATTGTCTGATTCAAATAATTACAGAGTTTGGATTGCGCAGCTTGGAGAAAAGGCCATCAATTCAGATCGTTTCATATCTGAACAGCCTTATGCTGGTGTATTGTTTAAATCACAGAACGCCTCTACATGGACAGCTAACCAAGAACAAGATTTGAAGTTCACGATTCGTTCAGCTGTGTTTGATATTGCACAAAACCCAGTGGTTGAATTTAATAATGAACCATTGCCTCCGATCATATTAGAAACAGATCCATTCCAAACTAAGAATGGAACAAGTAAGGTGCGTGTATTTGCAAAAAATCATGCTATGCCAAATAACTCTTCGGTCATCATCTCTAACGTAGCTGCAGGAACATATAACGGCATAGTTACTACATCATCTACTGGATTAAATGGTACATTTATTGTAGTAGATAGCGAAATCGATTCTTTCGTGATCGACGTTGGAAGTAATGCTACTAACAGCGGTTTTGTTGGTGGAGAAAATGTAGTTGCTACAGTTAACATTGGTTATGACGCTGTTAACTTTATTGCTCAATCACAGGTATTCTCAGAAACTACATTAGCATTTGGTATGACTCCTATCAATGAATCGTACAGTGCAGCTTCTGCGGAAACATCGTTGATACCAAATATTACTACATATTTTGACAATAAAAATATCATAGCTTCTCAGACTAATGAAAATTTATCTGCGCTTTCTGGTAATAAATCATTGGTTGTAACTGCAAGATTAACGTCAGATAACGAAAACTTATCTCCGGTCATTGATACTTCTAGAATGTCATTAACTACAATCTCTAATAAGATTGACACTTACACGTATTCTACGAAAAATAATGACGATTTGGATTATAAGGTAGTATTAACCACTGCTGGAAATAACGTATCATACTCTGGAAGCACTATCAGTATTGCAAATACTGGAAGCTTAAGAAGTGATGCTACAGGCATTGCAGTTGGTAAGTATATCGATATCAGCGGTACAGGATCTGGAACTAATAATACTACAGATCCAATATTAGTCACAGCTGTTGCTTCAGATGGTTCTACCATTACTTGCGATCATACATTTACAACGCAATCAGCAACCACCACTACTATTACTTTATTAGACAACTTCGTTAATGAGATTGCTCCTACTGGTGGCTCTTCTGAATCTAAATATGTTACACGCGTCGTTAACTTAGCAAATTCTTCAACTTTCTTGAAGATTATGTTTGGTGCTAATATTCCAGCAGTAACTGGTTCAGATATAGAAGTTTACTATAAACTATTACCAGCTGGTTCTACTACTGATATCACCAAGTTTAACTTTGTAAAAGCTACTCCTACAGCTAACTTAATTAAGACATCTAATCGCAATACATTTACTGATGTCACATATGAGTTAGAAGACTTGCCAGTATTTGATGCTGTAGTAATTAAGATAGTATTCAAGACAGGTAATTCTGCTCAGGTGCCTAGAGTAAAAGATCTAAGGGTTATAGCCTGTGCTTAGTGAAAAAGCTTTGATGAAAGTAGAAAACGAAATAGGATTGTATCGTGATCCTGTTTCAAAAGTTATCATAAATAAAGATGACATTTCATATAATAAGTATTTGCAAAATAGACAAAGACTAATTAATGCACAACAACAGGTTGAAAAGAATACATCTGATATCAACGATATCAAAAAAGAAGTAAGTGAAATTAAAAGCATGTTAGTTACTATTCTTGCTAACATCCAAAAATAGAGAGATATAAATGGCAGCTATTAATGTAAATCTAACCGACACCTTTAATGGGTGGAGACTAAAAACTAATCAGATTGGTGACTTTGTAGGAGACACTGCTGGTTTATTAACTGATGCGACGAATGTTGTTGCAGCTATTAATGAAGTAAGATCTGCAGCTCCTCTTGATGGTGTTATCTCTACTGATGGTAATGAATTTAAAGTAAACGTAGATTCAGCAGATACATTTGAACTTGTATTAACAGCAGCTGGTAATTTATCAGTTACTGGTGAAATGACTGCAACTAAATTTAATGGTCCTTTGACAGGTAATGTAACAGGTAATGTAACAGGTGCTGTTACAGGTAATGCATCAACTGCTACAACATTACAAACAGCTCGTACCATTAACGGAGCTTCTTTTAATGGTTCTGCTAATATTACATTTAACACTGATGCAACGGCAGAAGGCACAACTAATCTTTATTTTACAAATGCTAGGGCAAGATCTGCTATAAGCATTGCTACTAGCGGTAATATAACATACAATTCTACTTCAGGACAATTCAGTTTAACTAATGCTAACGTAGTTGCCGCTTTAGGTTATACACCGTGGCATTCTAGTAATGATGGTTCTGGTTCTGGTTTAGATGCAGACTTATTGGATGGTTTAAATAGTGCTACAGCAGCAACAGCCTCTACAATTGCCGCAAGAGATTCCTCAGGTAATTTAACAGCTAACGTATTCAATGGTGTGGCCACATCGGCAAGATACGCTGACTTAGCAGAAAAATATACAACCGATAAAGAATATCCAGTTGGCACTGTTATGGTTGTTGCGATGGGTGGCGATTCAGAGTGTACACAATCCTTTGCTCCCGGTCAAATTGCAGTGGGTGTTATCTCAGAAAAACCAGCATTCTTGATGAATAGAGATGCTGAAGGTCAAGCTATCGCTCTTCGCGGTCGTGTACCTGTAAGGGTTATTGGCCCGATCTCTAAAGGTCAAACAGTGATTGCATCTACAGACGGTAGAGCAATTTATGGAGGAGTTAACCCAGTAGCTATCGCATTGGAATCTAGTATGGATTTTAATGAAAAATTAGTTGAGTGCGTGATACTATAATGACGCATGAAGAAGTATTCTTTCAATTTGTAAAAAATCATGATAACTTATCACACTTAAGTTATAGTGAAAGTAGACGCGAAGGTCAACAGATCATCGGTTTAAAGGTTGCTGGTATTCCAGGCGAAGACGACCAGGTATTTGTACCATACGTTACACAACTATTGACAGAAGAAGATACAACTATCATAGATCCAAATTATGATGCCATCTATGAGAGTTTTACTGGTATCGATCACAACTTAGACTCAGTAGAATATATTAAAAACTTAGTAGAATCAATGACGACGCGTGAAGAAATATCGATATTTTGTGTCAACAATATAGTTAAAAAACTAATTGATTCTAACATAGATGCAAGTAAAGTTTATGTAAGAGTTAAACCACATTGGCCAACTGAATGGTGTGATCAGGTAATCGAGGTTCAATAATGGCAACTACAGAACGCAGTCCTAAAGCAAATATATTTCCAGATAATAGTCCTATAACTACATTAAGAAATAATATTGTAGCTGGAAACAACATTACTGCTAGCGATATCAATTCTTTGACTAACTTAATAAATGCCTGGAAGGGTCATTATCACACGTATGATGATGCATGGCAATTAGCTACTTATGGTAACAACGGTGATCGTGGCGATTACTATGAAGATAAAAACACTGGGCCTGCCGTTCGCACAATTACTGAACTTTTTACGCTCCCTGGACAAGTCTCATCAGGTGCTGAAATAACTACACTTCAGCACAATGAAATGAGATTTATTGTCTCTGTCGTTGGAAGTCATGTCCATAGAATTGACGACCGCACTGGTTAACGTAGTAAACTTTTATCTTCTACGATTAGACTTACTTTCTCTTTTAGTTCATTAAAATATTTTTCCCCAGCATTTAGAGGTATCAAGCCTCTAGCAATAGCATCATACTTAAATGTTGTCAGTTGAAGATCATGTTTAAGAGCAACTGATGCAAACCTAACGCCTACATCTCGGCGCCATTTCCTAGATTTCATATCAAAAGCAAAGAAGTTACCAACTTGTCTAGTTGAGGTTATATCGTGCTCACTAATAAGCCAATCTAAAAATTCTTCAACTAAGCGTTGATTATCATAGTCGTTTTCTTCATATAGGTTTAATGCTTCATTAGCAGCAGCAAGTCCAATCACCGATCCGCTATTAGTCCATCCATGTACTATCCATTCGTTTTCTAATTGATTCCAAATTTGATTATGAATCGCAACAGCAGATAACGGTACATATCCAGCAGTAATACTCTTAGATAGTATTATAAATGTTGGTTCTATTGGTAATGCATAGTAATGAAATGGTGAACCAGTCTTAAAAAATCCGGATGCAGATTCGTCTAATATTAGGTGAATATCGTTAGCTACACAAAAATAGTTTAATTCATCCCAGAATTGATATGAACATTGCAATACACCAGACAAATAAGTGAAAGGTTCTATAACAATAGAACTAATCTTGTCTACATCCAATTTTGCCAATTCGTTTAATGTTGCTTGCCCATCGTTTCCAAATGGTGATAATAATTTGATATTCTCTGGCCAATCGGGTAGGTGTTGTCCTAATCCACCCAAATCACTAATAGCTCCTGTTAACCATGTAGATCCATGGTAAGATCCTTTGAATGTGATGATCTTCGTCCTATTGCTTTTTTGTTTTAGACGAGTCATATAAGACAATCTTAAAGCAGACTCTACAGCATCGGAGCCAGAACTACCAAAGAAAAATTTCTGATGGTGTGAAAAATAAGCCGCTAATCTTTTTGAGTATGTTACACCAATCTCAGCTAACATACTATTATTATGTCTACTGAACGGTAAAGTTTGGGAGGCATTATAAATAGCATTGGATATTGAATGTTGAGAGTAACCCAGGTTGCAGTTAATATTGCCGCACTGGGCATCTAGGATCCGCTGACCAGACTTTGCAATCAAGTGAAAGTCGTCAGCGGAACTGATGATCAATGGTTCTAAGTCCGAGTGATTGGTGTAAGGAAGAACATAGTTATAATTAAACATGAGGATATAATGAAACCTATAGTATTTTTTCAATGCGGTGAAACTCAAAGTACACCATGGCTAGATGCTATCCAAACTTGGAATTCAGATTCAGATATAAAAGGATTTTGGATAAATCCAAAGCATCCGCAATC